GCTTGGTGCATACAACGTTCTTTTATACTCTAGAATTGAGAATGATAATGAAAACCCAGATTTCGTCACTGGAAACCAAATCGCAAGAATTGGTGTCGTACAAAATCCAGAAGCAAGTGCTGGAACCATCTTAAATTCTGATAAAGCAAGTGCTGTTAATGCTCTTAAGTTAGTGGGTGCTGGTTACAGTTCTGCTACTTTCTCTGCAGACTCATATGTTACCCAAACAATTGCAACTGGAAGCACTGCTGTTGGAAGAGTTGTTAATTATGACCAAACTACGGGTGTTCTGAAGTATTGGCAAGATCGTTCTGTTGCTGGATTTAATACAGTTGGAACAGCACAAACTCAACCAACCTACGGATTTGAACTGCAAGAATTTACAGCAACACCTGCTAGTGGTGGCAGCATCACTATTGTTCCATCGACTGGATCAAATCTTGCTATTGATACATCCTTTACGGGTGTAAGTACCGTAATAAATAATAGAACATATTACCTTGGTCAGTCATTTACCGATGGTGTTGCTGGTGCTGAGGTTAGAAAGCACTCAGGTAATATAGTTTACGTAGACAATAGACCATCGATCACGAGGTCATCTAACCAAAAAGAAGATATTAAAGTCATTTTGCAGTTCTAACGGATTATGCCACAGCAAACTAATCTCAACGTCGCACCTTATTTTGACGATTTTGATGCGAATAATGACTTTCATAAAGTTCTCTTTAAGCCTGGATATCCTGTTCAGGCAAGAGAACTGACAACGCTGCAATCAATATTACAAAATCAGGTTGAAAGATTTGGTCAACACTTCTTTAAAGAAGGCGCAAAGGTAATACCGGGAAATACATCGTATTCTCAATTTTATAGGTGCATCCAACTTGAGAACACCTTTCAAGGTGTGCCGGTAAGTGCGTATGCTGATCAATTAGTTGGAACTAAAATCACAGGTCTGACATCAGGAGTTACTGCATATGTTGATAGTGTTCTTAATCCAGAGGATTCTGAAAGAGGAACTCTTACTCTTTACATCAATTATCTAGGATCAAGCACTACTAATAATGCCACTGAATTTTTCTCAGATGGAGAAAATCTTGCTTGTGATCAAATCATTACTTCAGGTTTGTTAGGTAATACAACAATTGATGCCGGAGCACCTTTTGCATCCACAATTGCAACTGGTGCTGCTGAAACTGGATCATCTTTTTCTATTCAAGAGGGTGTTTATTTTGTAAGGGGTCAGTTTGTCAATGTTGCAACTGAAACTCTTATTCTTGATCAATACAATAGCACACCTTCATATAGAGTAGGTCTTCTTGTAACTGAGGAAATCATTACTGCTGACCTCGATGAAACTCTAAACGATAACTCACAGGGTTTTAACAACTATTCTGCACCTGGTGCGGATAGACTTAAAATCAGTGTAAGACTTTCAAAGAAACCAAACGTTGATTTTCAGGATGACAATTTTGTAGAATTAGCAAGATTTAATGATGGCGTAATCAAGTCTCAAACTAAGAGCACCGATTATTCTCTTGATTTTATTGATATTCTTGCAAGAAGAACATTTGCAGAATCTGGTAATTATACTGTAAGGGACTTCGATGTCTCTGTTGAGAACGCACTTGATGATGGTGTAGGAAGCAGAGGAATATTCTCAGCAGGACAATTTACTCCAAGCGGAACTCCTGTCACAGAAAATCAAGGAATTTATAAAATTTCACCAGGTAAAGCCTTTGTAAAAGGTTATGAAATTGAGACTATTGGACCAACCTTTATTGATTTTACAAAAACTAGAACTGTCAGAACAATAGAAGATGAGTCTATAATTTATAATACTGGACCAACTGTAAGAATCAATAACGTCTACGGTGCTCCCAAAGTTGGAATGGGAAACACTTTCACGGTCTCTTTGAGAGATACAAGAATTGGAAGTGCAGCAACTGTCGCTGCTGGTTCTGAAATTGGACTCGCTAGAGTTTATGATTTCTCACTGGAGTCAGGAAGTTACAATTCCTCTAATGGTAATATCAATGAGTGGGACATTTCATTGTTTGATGTTCAGACATTTACCACACTTACTCTTAATGAGGCAACCACTCTAAACGTCCCAACTTTTGTTAAGGGAGAACAAACTGGTGCAACAGCATTTATTAGAAGTGCTGTGTCTAATAGTAAGTCAGTAACTTTATATGATGTTCAGGGTAAGTTTAATGACTTTGAGCCACTTACATTTAATGGTGTTGCTAGCGGTTTCGTTGGAGTCGCTGTAACTGAATTTGGTATTTCTGATGTAAAATCAATTCATGGTGTTGTAGGAGCTGGTTATACATTTAACGGAGATACAATTCAGTCACCAATATCTGTAGTTGGTGTTGCCACAATTTCTGCTACATCGGGTGCTGCAGGTATTAGTACGGTCAGAAGCACCAATCCAAGGTTCCCAACTGGCATCAGAGAGAATAATCTTGTAAGATACTCTGATGTTAACAGAGGTGGAAATACAAATAATGATCCAGTGTTTGCAAGAGTTGTATCTGTTGGTTCATCCCATCTTACAATTACTGGAGTGACCACAGTTACTGGTGTTGCTATTGGAGGAACCGTTGCAACGCAGATTGAAGTACAAGACTTTACTGTGCTTGGAACAAATCTTGTAGCATCTTCCGATAATACACTGTATACTGCACTTCCAAAGGCTAATGTTTCTAATGTTGACTTAACATCAGCAAGTATCAATATTAGAAAAGAGTTCACTGTTAATATTGCAAGCAATACGCTGTCTTCAGTTGTAACTGGCGGCGATAATGAAACCTTCACTGCATTTGATGAGGAAAGGTATGCTCTTATCAGAACAGATGGATCTACTGAAGTTCTGACTGCAGATAGACTGGTTTTCTCAAATGGCGGAAAGTCAATAAACTTCCTCAACTTGGGCGCTAATGATACTGGCGCAACATTGATTGCAACCCTTAAAAAAGAAAAACCCAAGTCCAAAGTAAAGATTAAAAACAGAGTTAATTCTGTTATCGTTGACAAATCAAAACTGTCAGCTTCTGGTGCAGGATCTACAACCCTGAATGATGGTCTCACATTTGGTTCATATCCATTTGGAACCAGAGTACAGGACGAAATTATTTCACTGAATGTCCCAGATATTGTTGAGATTCACGGAATCTTTGAGTCTTCAGACACTGCAGTTGCATCATGTCCTACTGCGGTTCTGAATACACTTACAAGTTCATCTACAACCACCACAGAATTTGTTATCGGTGAGAAAATCACTGGACAAACAACTGGTGCGATTGCAATCGTTGCTGAAAAAGTCTCAGACTCTAAGATATCATTTATCTACAAAAATGATATTCTGTTTAAAGAGGGCGAAACAATTGTAGCAGGTGAGTCTGATGTTGAGGGTGTAATTCAGACTTTAGATTCGCAAAGTTTTGACATATCACAGAACTTCGTCTTTGATGATGGACAAGAGGGGACAATTTATAATATTGGATCTCTTAAGAGAAAAGCAGGAGTTTCAGAACCTGCAAAACAAATCAAAGTTTATTTCTCTAACGGTTATTTTGAGTCCACAGATGATGGGGATATTACAACAGTATCTTCCTACGATCAGTTTGACTACGGAAAGGATCTCAACTTTGTCAATTTTGATAGAGTATCTGATATTATTGATATTCGCCCTAGAGCCACTGAATATACAGTTGCTGAGAGCACAAGGTCTCCTCTGGAATTCTTAGGCAGATCATTTAATGCAGATGGAAACTCCGCGACAAGTCCTCTTGCTACAGATGAATCTATCTTAGTTACCTTCTCATATTACCTTGGTAGAATTGACAGAATCTTCCTCACAAAAGATGGCGCATTCCAAGTAAAATATGGAGAACCATCTGAGAGACCAGTAAGACCAGGACCTGTTGATGATGCAATTGAGATTGCAACCATTACTCTTCCTCCTTATCTTTACAGAACACAAGAGGCAGGATTATCTTTCTTAGAGCAGAAAAGATACAGGATGTCTGACATCCGTCGTCTTGAGAATAGAATTAGAAATCTTGAGTATTATACTGCTCTGTCACTTCTTGAAACTAACACTGCTAATCTGTTTGTTCCAGATTCAGAAGGACTTAACAGATTTAAGTCTGGTTTCTTCGTCGATAACTTTAATACTTTCAGACCACAGGAAGAAAGTTTTGAGATCAAGAATAGTATTGACCTTGAGAACAAAGAACTGAGACCAAAACACTACACAACTTCAGTTGATTTAATCTTTGGTCCTGTTATTAATCCAGATCCAACAGCAGATAAAAACTTTACTCCAATTGAGGGAACGAATGTCAGAAGAAACAGTGACATTGTAACTCTTGATTACGCTGAGGTCAATTACTTAGAGCAAAGTTTTGCTACAAGAGTAGAAAATGTAACTCCTTTCCTCATCAGTTTCTGGCAAGGGTCAATGGAGTTAACTCCTGCGACCGATACTTGGGTCGATCAGTCTAGACTTGAGGCAAAAATTATTAACACTGAAGGTGATTATTCTGAGACCTTCAATAATATGGTAAGAAATGGTCAGATTGACCGTGAGACTGGATTTGGACCTATTGTTTGGAACTCTTGGAGAACTAACTGGACTGGAATTGAGATTCAGAACAGCACTAGAACAAGAAATACTACC